GCGCTTTGAATATTAAGGGCCTTGAGGGTGTTGATATACTATGGGTTGAAGAAGCCCAGGCCATTACCAAAAGAACGCTAGACGTTATTATACCTACCATACGTAAAACAAACTCCAAAGTTATCTGGTCTATGAACCGGCATGTAGAGCATGACCCTGTTTACATAGCTATGGCCGGCAGAGAGGATTGTTTACATATACACATTGACTACCACGAAAACCCATTTTGCCCAGCAGTAATGGTTAAAGAAGCAGAGGAATGTAAGGCACAAAACATAGATGACTATAATCATATTTGGTTGGGCCAGCCGCTTAAAAAGGGTGCTGACAACCTGTATACCACAGAGGAGGTATATGGCTCGCCTAAGCTTGTGTTTATGCACCCAGGTGCAAGAAAACGCATACTAGGGGTAGACGTAGCAAGGTTTGGGGATAACGAAACTGTATTTTCCATAATAGAGAGCTACAACGTGACCAAGTGGGTACAAATATACCAAGACACCTGGAAGAACAAATCAACCATGGAAACAGTAGGTAAAATAGTAGAGTTGACTAGGGATTGGGATTTAGACCATGTTGTAGTAGATGACACAGGGGTAGGCGGTGGTGTAACAGATAGGCTTGGCGAGTTGCGCATACCGGTTACACCGTTTGTTGGTGCTGGTAAATCCTCTAATGAACTATACACAAACTTGCGCAGTGATGCTTTCTTTAAGCTAAAAGATATGCTTGCAGCTAAAAACCTAAAGATACTTAGAGACAATATACTTCAAACCCAGCTATTATCTATCCGGTATAAATACTATTCACAAGGCGGCAAGAAAGCTATCCTAACTAAAGATGAAATGCGCAAGCTGCAGGTTAAATCCCCAGACAGGGCCGATGCTTTAGCCATGGCTGTGTGTTATAAGGATGAGTCGCTTAACCCTACTGATAAAGTAGATACTTCAATGCCAGCTGAATACGCTATGACAGAGGATGGAATGTGAAAAAGTTTAGAAAGAAACCAGTTGTAATAGAAGCTTCAAGATTTATGGGTGTTATTTCTTTCCGAGAAATGCAAGCAGACTGGGGAGATGAGTTTTCTAAGGTAGCAAGTATTACAACTACGAATAAATTGATTATACAAACTTTAGAAGGTGATATGATAGTTCGGTTTGGCGACTATGTTATCAAAGGTGTCAAGGGTGAGTTTTATCCTTGCAAACCTGATATATTCGAACAAACTTATGAGAGTGCATAATGAACAAGCGTCAAGGATATAAAGCACCCGAAATAACAATGCAAACACGCTTTGTTATATTCTGCGATATACCAGCTTTTATAATATATTCTCAATGTGGTACTTGGTACTTGAGGTGTTTATGAATAAGGTATTAATTAGCAAAATGCCTAGAGATTTATCAACTCAAGAAGCAAGAGCTTTGTTGATGGCTTTTCAAGATCGTATGATCAAGCATCCTAACGCAGTAATGGGTGGTACACCGGAGTGTGATAGCGCTAATGGTTTATGCCCGTTAAAACATTCGTTTGGTGATGGCTGTTATATAAGAGAAATCTTTATGCCTAAAGGTACCCTAATCGTAAGTAAGATTCATAAAATAAAGCATCCGTACTTCGTACTCAAGGGGAAGGTCTCGGTCTTAACCGAAAAGGGCGTTATACAAATTAAAGCGCCATATTCTGGAATGACTCCAGCGGGTACGAAGCGTCTTTTATATATGCATGAAGATACTGTTTGGGTAACTGTACACGTTACCAAGAAAACGGACATAGCAGAGATAGAGAAAGACATAATTGCTAAAGACTTTGATGAGTTAGATAAAGTCAAGGAGATGAAATGAGCTTTGTATATTCGGCATTAGGCTGGTTAGCGGCAGGCGGTATTGCTACTGCTATTATTAGTTCTGAAGCAAAAAAGACTAAAGCAATACGTACTACGAAGCAAAGGGAAACAGAACAAAGGAAATTTATGCAAACTCTTTTAACTGGCCCAAAGGCACCAACACCGGAAGATGCCAAAGCTAAAGCAAGGGAAGCAGAAAAGAAACGTAGACGTTTAGTAGATTTATCTGGTGGCAAGACTATACTTACTACAGAGGTAGCACCTACAGGGAGTGGCGTTAAAACGCTACTAGGATAAGGATAATTATGGCGATAGATATAATACTTGTTAGAAGAAACAGAGGTTTGTGTCCTATTTGCATGAAGTTAATTACCGATGAAAATTACCAAACCGAGTTTAAGATGACTAAATATAAAGGAATGGATACTTTGGTTTGTAAATCTCATTATGTAGCAGACAGTGTAGGAAGTTAACCAGTAGGAGTTAATTATGTCAATGGGTAAAAAAGATATTGAAAAGCTTTGTACCAGAGAGCAAGAGTTAGTTGACCTTAATGCGCCATGGAAGTCTTTATTTCAAGAACTAGCCGAATGGGTATTGCCTAGAAAGTCTTATGTAACTCGCACCAAGTCTAAAGGACAAAAGACCGATGCCACTAAGCTTTATGATTCTACGGCACCTAGGGGATTAAAGATGATGGCTGCTGGTTTTCACTCGCATTTGACTAATCCTGTAAGTAAGTGGTTTAACCTAAGAATACAGAACAAAGATACAATGAAAGAAAAAGAAGTCCAAATATGGTTTAAGGACGTCGAGGATATTATATTTGCAGCGTTATCTAATTCTAACTTTGATACTACTATGCAAGAGTTTTATGTTAACTCCGGCTGCTTTGGTACCAGTGCAATATTAACCCTTGAAGATGTTAAAGAAAAGATACGCTTTACTGAAATACCCATAGACCAGATAGTATTTGAAGAAGATGCCTATGGTAGAGTAAATAGAGTTTACAGGACATTTCCTTTAACGGCACAACAGGCTTACGACTTATGGGGAGACCAGGCCGGCGAAGAAGTGTTAAAGACGTATGTAAAGAAGCCTAACGAGAAAATGAAGTTTATGCACTACGTTGGGCCACGCGACAAAAGAGACCCTAGCAAAGAAGATAATCTTAACATGCCCTGGATGAGCGTATGGGTTGAGAAGTCCAAAAGACACCTTATAGGCGAGGGCGGGTACCTAAGTAACCCGTTTGCTGTAGGTAGATTTTCTAAAGACACAAGCGATGTATTTGGTTACTCCCCGTCTATGGATATACTACCTGATGTTAAACTTGTAAACGCTATGGTTAAAACACTACTGCGTAGCGCTATGAAACAAGCTGATCCACCTCTAATAGCACCACGTAGAGGTTTTATAGCACCGCTTAATGCTAACCCTAGCAAGATTAATTACTACGACTCAAAAACTAAGAGTGATGCTATTGCGGCTTTTCCTACTGGTTCTAATGCGAACTTAACCCTAGAGATGATTCAAGAGACACAAAGGAATATTGAGAAGGCATACTTTGTACCTTTATTCCAGGCTATATCAAATATTACCAAGCAGATGACTATCCCAGAAGTACAAAGGCGAGTATCTGAGAATATGGTTCTCTTAGGGCCAGTAGTAGGTAGATTTACCCAAGAAGTAATGGACCCTATTATACTAAGGGTATTCGATCTTCTATTTGCTCAAGGCGAGATACCAGAGCCACCTTTAAGTGTTCAAGATCAAGAACTAGAGATAGTCTATATCTCTGCTTTGGCAAGGGCGCAGAAAGAAAGCGAAGTATTCTCTCTACAAGCTTTTATGCAGGATCTAGGCTCGATAGGTGCTATAGCTCCTGACGTAACGGACAAGTTTGATGCAGATGAAGCTCTAAATCAAGTAGCTAAGATACGAGGTATTACTCCAGAGATTATAAAATCAGACAGCGTAGTTAGAAAAATTCGAAAGCTTAGAGCCGAAGCTGCAATAGCTGACGCAGAAGCACAAGCCAGGAAACAGCAAGTAGATACTGGTGCAGTAGCGGCAGCTGCAGCTAGTGATATAGCTAATGCACAGAAAGGTAAATAATGATAGATAGCTTAAAAGATATAAATGACCGCAGAGAAAAGCTAAAGAAAATGTCTGTTGAAGATTTACAGAAAATATATCAGCAAGTATTTACAACATCTAATGGTGAATTGGTTATGCAAGACCTAGCTGACAGATGTTATATATTCGAACCTACAAACGGTAGCGATATTAAAGAGGGAATGCGAGCTGCGTGGCTCACAATCCATACGCGGTTACTTGGCGCAGTAGCGCCAGAAATAAAGAAGGAGGATTAACATGTTTAAGGATACCATAAGCGGGATGCTCCCATACCTTATGCCCTTTCTATTCATGGGTTTTAACTTTGGAAATGACGAGTTCGAGGGAACTCCAATACCAGAGGGTTACAAAGATACAGCAGTAGGTAAATATAAAACAATTGGGGAAGTTTTCAAAGGTTACGGAGAAGCTCAAAAGTTAATAGGCGCTAAAGGTGTAGTAATACCAGCAGAAAACGCTTCACAAGAAGAAGTAGACAAATTCCATAACTCTTTAGGTAGGCCAGTAAAGTCAGATGACTATAAACTGACACCAATAGAGGGATTACATCCGTCAATGAAGCTCGACGACGAAGCAAATAAAGCATTCAAAGAATTAGCCCATAAGCATGGCTTGTCGCAAAAAGCTGCTGATGGTTTATATAAAGATTTGTATACTGGTGTTTCTGGTAAGTTAGCTAAGAAGGATGAAACGTCAAAGAAAGCATTTGACGAAGCAGTAGCGACACTCAAAACAGAATGGGGTGCTGATTACGAAACTAAACTTAACCAAGCTAGTAGGTTAATCAAGAAGTTTGGCGGAGATACTGGAATAGTTGATTTTGGAGACCTAGGTGGTAAGCCTGGAGCATTAAGAATTTTAGCTAAAATAGCAGGCAGTTTTTCTGAAGACGGTTTTATAAAAGGTGGCCCAGAAGATCAAACTGCAATAAAAGACGCTCAGAAAAAGATTAACGATATATTACTCAATAAGGAACATGCTTATTGGAAACAGGGTGTAGGACATCAAGAAGCGATAGAAGAAATGAAAGCACTTCAGGCAATCGCTAACCCTGACATCGATTTTAGCGCAGGAAAATGAAGCTACCCGCTGAAGTTAACCTAGGATAACCCTATGGCCCGAAGTTAACTAAACGACGCTTCGCAAAGTAGTAACAGGCCCTTACGGATACCCTGTAGTATTTGAAAGAGTGTAGCATAAAAAAAAGGAGTATCTAATGGCTAATATAACCACTGCCTTTGTGAAGCAATTCGGTAGTACGATGGATTTGCTTTCACAGCAAAAAGGCTCAAGACTCACCGATTGCGTAAATGTTGAGACTGGTTCGTATGGTGAGGAAGAGTATTTCGACCAGTACGGCGAAGATACAGCAAGTGAAAAGGACACGCGTAATGTAGATGTAAAGTATGCAGCAGACGATTATAAGAGACGTAGAGTATCGTTTATAGATGTATACTGGTCAAAGCTTATTGACAAAGAAGATAAGCTTGCTATGCTTCTTGACCCAACTTCAGGGTTGATGAAAGCCGGCGCATGGGCAATCGGAAGAAAGATAGACGACATGATTATAGCAGCTTTTTCCGGTACTGCTTATACTGGCAAAGCAGGTGGAACTTCTACCACGTTTACATCAGCAAACCAGATAGCAATTAACGGAACAGCAGGGCTTACTTTAGCAAAACTTATCAGCGCGAAGCAGTTACTTGACGCAGCTGAAGTAGATCCTGACGAGGAAAGATATATTGCCTGTTCTGCAGCACAGATTTCCAACCTATTAAACACCGCTGAAGTTAAATCAATCGATTATAATTCTATCAAAGCGCTTGTTGAAGGCAGAGTAGACACATTCATGGGCTTCAAGTTTGTTAGAACCCAGAGGATTGTACTTTCTGGCACGACAAGAACTGTTCTTGCATGGGCAAAGTCAGGTGTAACTCTAGCAAAGCGTACAGGCATGGTAGCCAAGCTAGATATTATTCCTACGAAGCATCATGCAACGCAGGCGTATGCATCGTTATCTGCCGGCGCGACTCGTATGGACGAGGCGAAATGTGTAGAAATTGCATGCTACGAAGCATAATTTAAGTTAGTAAAATACAAACAGGAGGTTTTTAATGGCAACGTATAATGGAGTAAATGCAGCAAAGATTGCGGCTATTACACCGGCCACCGTTCTTGATCCAGGAGAACAAGGTGGAAATGTAAGATGTTTGGTCGATACCTATGTAGGTCTAGGTACCGAAAGTGCAGCTGAAACAATTGCTCTGGGTGGAGCTTTACCAGTAGGTGCAAAGGTTCTATACGGAATGCTAGGACTAGATACCACTGGCAACACACCCGACTTGGGCGATGGTGTAACCGCAGCTTTATATCTTGACGAAGCTACGGATAACACAGTTACACCGTTTACAGCTGTTGATAGTATAAACAAAGAAATCGCATCGACGACTACACAGTTTACATTAACTCTTGACGCAGCGGTTACAAGTGCTGGCGTTATTACGTTAATAGTATTTTACACAGTAGAATAACGAAGGAGAATAACATGCGAAAATTTATCGGAATAGCGATGTGTATCGCTCTCCTATCCTTTGTTAATGTAGCATTTGCAGGGACGGTCTCAATCGAGGAAGAATTTGATGCTAGTGTCGAGACTTACGTTGGAGAAGCTATCCAGCTAAATATCGAAGGTCAAGATCTTACCTTAGATGGTTCACGAGTAACCATACTTGCAAATGGACACAAGGACGGGGTTACAACCCATGCCTCAACAGCATCTGGGTTGACTGCTGCCTCCTTAGCCTATGGAGTTATAAAACTTCAGGGGGTAGGAGCACCTAAGACAATATCGCTTGCAGCAGGTACAGCTGGACAAATGGTTACCATTACCTTGGATTCCATAGGTGCAGCTATCACCATCTCAGATGATGGCCTGGGCGGTTCGGGTCAAGCAGCAGTTGTTGAGACTGGCTGGGATGATATTGCTTTTGATTCAATATTAGATACAGTGACTCTTTTATATGCAGACGACACTACTGGTTGGATAATTATCGGCCAGACTGGGGTAACTGTAACATAACCATCAAGGCTTCCGAGGGTGTGCCTTAACACCCTCACTTTTAAGTATGAAAAAATACTTGACTCATATATTATTATTTCCTCTAGTACTGTTTGCTCTTACTCCGCCCTGGGAGTTTAAGCTTGATTGTAGTTTTAACTCTTTGGTTTGGGTATGGACAGTATTTACTTCTGGATTCCTTTCTTTTGCGCTAATAAACTTTAAGACAAATGTTTTTCTTAAGTTACTTTTGATATGGTGTTTTGTATCTTGTTTTATCTCAAGAGCACCTTACATGTCTTTTACAATGTTTTGGACGGTAGTAGTTTGTACTTATTACTACGTGGCCTGTACTAAGATAGAAGATTTTGAACCAGTCAAAAGAACTATTCAAGCTATATTCTTTTTTATAACCTTACTTATCATAATGCAATTATTTGGTAAAGATACACTTCTTAATTTTGGATTAAAAACACCGGTTATATTAGGTACGATAGGTAACAAGATGATGTTATCTTCTTTTGTTTGTATATTAACACCTTTCCTTATACATAAGAAATTAAACTGGCTCCCCATAGCTATTATAGCATTTATATCTGGTTCAAGCGGCATGATGCTATCGATAGTTTTAGGCGCTGGATACTTTTTATTTAGAACAGTTAGAAAGCTTAGGATTCCTATAATAATAGTTGCTATTGTTTTTCCTTTATTGTTTGCTTATAAGACCGACGACATTAGGGTATTTACCGTAGCTGGCAGAGGACCTGTATGGAAAGAAACAGCAGAATTAGTAGTTAAAAATCCTATGGGTTATGGTATAGCTACATATAAAATATTATTTCAATATCTTTGTAGTAACTTTGTAAGAGGTCAGCAAGTAGGTGCTAAATGGGCAAGAGCGCATAACTCTTGGTTGCAAATACCTTTTGAAATAGGTGTACCAGGGTTTATTTTATTACTAGGTTTAATAGGTACTATTGCCTGGCGAACAAGAGACCCAGTAAAGCAGTCTGGTCTTATTGTTGTAGGTGTAAATATGGCAGTTCATTTTCCAGATAGAATGTGTCAGTCGGTGCTGATTATTATAATGTTTTTAGCTTATTGTGCTAAACAAGGAGAATATTATGTTTAATAAATGGGGAAATATTATTATTTTTGTGATGCTTATTATAAGTTTATCTTTGTCAACATATTTTTTGTTACAACCAAAAAAAGTTGAGGTAGTATACAATAATTATCCAGCTGCAGGAACACCTATGGGAACCGAAGAATTTAGAGGATGCGAAGTACCTGTTGTTGCAGATGGCAGAGGTGGCAAAACATATATAGTAACTGATGTACCATGGGATAAATTTTCAATACAAGAAAAATTACGTATGGCCGCAGGTGGCGGCAACGCATTAAGGATAGAAGATATAGCGTTGGCAATAGAATTTTGTAATAACAATAAAGCACTAGCTGATAAATGGCGTGAAATGAATAAGGAGTAAATTATGGCTACAGGAACTGTAACTAAATTACAAATATGTAACTTAGCTTTAAGTATGATAGGATCAAAGAGAATAACCTCTGCTGAATTAACTACACCTGTATCTCAAGAAAGTAAACGTATTGAGGATAGCTATGCCTATGCTTTAGATCAAGTCTTATCAGAACACCCATGGACTTTTGCTCAGAAAAGAATGAATTTAGCTAAAGTAATTACTGGTATAACAGCAGCTAACCCACCAGTAGTAACTTCTGTGGCGCATGGTTTTTCCGATGAAGACGAAGTAATAATAACTTCAGTTGATGGTATGACAGAAGTAAACGGTGAGACTTATTTTGTAGCAAGTAAAACAGCTGATACTTTTGAGCTACAGTCAGCGGTAGGTACAGATGTAGATGGTTCGGGTTATACCGCTTATACCGAAAATGGTTACATAACAAAGTTATCTGACCTTTCAATGGACGACGACGAATCTACTTATCAATATACTTTACCTACTGACTTTATAAGAGTGAATATACTTTCAAATAGAGATGCTTATTGGACTGTAGAAGCCGGTTATATTTATTCTGATACTAATAGCTTAAAAATGATATACACCTATAGAAATGAAGACCCTACACTTTATTCATCACAGTTTGTTACGGCGCTGGCTACTAAAATTGCTTCGGAGATATGTTTCTCGCTTACACAGTCTGCCAATAGAACAAAAGATCTTGTAGCAAAATATGAGAATATAGATTTACCAAGAGCTATGGGAGCCGATAGCTCGCAGGGTAGCCCAGAAGAATTAGAAATGTCTGAGTGGGAAGAAGCGAGGTTGTAATGCCTAAAGCAACTAGTGTAGTAAATGCTTTAACAAGTGGAGAATGGTCGCCTAAAGGTAAAGGCCGGTTTGATTTAGCCAAATATTCTTCTGGTGCAGCTAAGATAGAGAATTTTTTAATAAACCAATTAGGTGGAGTTTCTTTTCGGCCAGGCCTTAAATATCTTGCTTCAACTAAAGATAATGGAGTAGCTAAGATATTTCCTTTTCAATATTCTGCTGACCAAGATTATGTAGTAGAAGCAGGAGACCAGTATTTTAGGCTATATTCTAATGGTGCAGACCTTATCGAACAGACAGTTGACTTAACGAAACTATTATTGCCTAACGATGCAGGCGTAGACGGTTCAAAAGAGTTCATAGACAGTGGAAATACAGGACACGTTGTTTCAACTGTTGCTACTGCACAGATGTCTACCCTTCAAAAGAAATTTGGTAGCGGTTCACTTCTTCTTGACGGAAATAGTGACTATCTAACAGTACCAGACCACGCTGACTGGGATTTTGGAACAGGTAGTTTTACAGTTGACTTTTGGATTCGTATGGACGTCGTAGCAGCCATAGAATATGCGTTTATTACCAACTATGATGGTGACTGGGGAAACTCTTGGGGTGTAAGATTTATTTCTGGTACTGGCATTCGAGTAGATTTAGAAGGTGATAATCAGAACTTTGCTTGGTCTCCTGTTGTAGATACTTGGTATCATGTAACAGTAGTAGGAATAACCGGCGCAAATGTAAAGGTGTTTATAGACGGTACGCAGATAGGCGCTACTTGGGCTGTTGCTTATGATATAGGCGGAACGGCTGCTGATTTAGTTATAGGTAGATTAGGAAATACATCAGCTCGATATATGGATGGATATATGGACGAAATCCGTGTATCAAAAGGTGTAGCGAGGTGGTCTACTGATTTTACAGCACCAACAGCAGCGCATACCTCTGATGCTAATACTTCGTTATTGCTTCACTGCAACTCTCAGGATGCTTCAGCTTCATTTCATAGAACGCAATTTCAAGGAACGGCTTTGTTAGATACAGACGCTAAGAAATTTGGTACAGCTTCGCTTCTTCTCGATGGTGATTCCGATTATCTGCAAATATCCGATAGCGCGGAATTTGACGTAATAAAATCTGCTGATGATAACTGGACTATTGATTTATGGGTGAAATTTGCGGACCATGTTGGAACAGAAACTTTAATCGTACAGTGGGAGGACGCTAATAACTACTGGCTATTGCAGCATGTTCACGGGTCCGGTCTTAGATTTATTGCGGTTTCAGGTGGAGTGACGATTATAACTACGGGTTACGGTGGCGAGATTACAGATAATACCACTTTTCATCATATAGCTGTTTGCAAAAGGGCAGACAAATATGGTCTTTATAAGGATGGAACTCAAGTCGCATACGTGCAGGATAGTAGTACCGATACATTTGCTGGTGACGTATATATAGGTGCTACAGGAGTACCAGGTGATTATTTCCAGGGAAGTATAGACGATGTAAGGATTATCAATTCAAATGCTTTTAGCGCAGACCCCAACGCAGACAATACGGATACTATAGTAATTCCTACTTCTGCTCATACGGCTGCTGCTTCACAACAAACAGAAATTTCTACTCCCTATGTTGTAGCTGATGTCTTTGATTTACAGGTAGCGCAGTATAACGATGTTATGTATATAGTTCACCCAGACTATGCTCCTAGAAAGTTATCAAGAACTGGTGCTAGTGCTTTTAGCTTATCTCTTGTATCTTTTGTTAGAGCTCCACTAAAGGATACCAACACTACTGCTACAACTATAACGCCTTCAGCCGACACCGGCGCCGGTATAACTTTAACTGCTTCTACAGCTATCTTTGATGTTTTGCATATAGGCGCTTTTTTTAGAGTTAAAGAGGGTATGGTAAAGATAACGGCATATACTTCTACTACTGTTGTAACTGGTGATGTAGAAGCAGAACCAGATGGAACTGCAGGAGATTTGAATACAGGCCCTGGCGCTGTAACAGATTGGGCTGAGGGTGCTTTCTCGGATTACAGAGGATGGCCGTCAGCTATTGCTTTTCACGAACAGAAATTATATTATGCTAATACAGACCATGAGCCACAAAAGTTTTGGGGTTCATATACAAAAGCTTATGATAGTTTTGATACTACAGCTACAACAGCTAATTATTCTTTGACTTTTGAAGTTGCTACCGAACAACGAAATGCTATTAGATGGTTGTCCTCTGGCAATAGAGTATTGTCTTTAGGTACTATAGGTGGAACTTTTTCTGCTTCTGCTGGAGATACTACAGCTTCAATTTCACCTACAAATATAGTAGTAAAAAGAGACACCAATTATGGAGTAGCAAGTTTTCCACCAAAAAGAATATCTTCTTATTTATATTATATACAAAGAGATTTTTCAAGGTTAAGAGAATTGTCTTATTCTTTTCAAGTAGACTCTACTATCTCAAGCGATATGACTTTGTTAGCAGAGCATATTCTAAAAGACGGTGGAACTGTAGTAGACTTAGACCACCAGCAATCACCTAACGATAGAATTTACTGCGTAAGGGAAGATGGCGAGATGTCTGTTTTAACGCGCAATCCAGAACAAGAAGTTATGGGTTGGTGTAGATTTGTAGCAGGAGCTGATGCTCAAGGAAATGGTACTTTTGAATCAGTAGCAGTAATACCAAAATCAGAAGAAGCTGATCAAGTTTGGGTTGTGGTTAAACGTAATATAAATGGTACAGATAAAAGGTTTATTGAATATTTCTCTAACGAAGATTTTGATGAAGATTGGGATGCTGTAAGAGTTGACTCCTCATTAACGCTAGATAGTCCAATAACTATTACCGGTGCTACAGTAGCTGACCCTGTGGTTGTAACGGCAGTAAGCCATGGTTTCTCTAACGGAGACCAGGTTAAGATAAATGGTATTGTGGGTATGACGGAGTTAAATGGTAATACTTACTATGTAGCCGATAAAACAGATGACACTTTTGAATTACAGACTTCAGTTGGAGTTGACTTAGACGGCTCGGCTTATACTACTTATATTTCTGGTGGCGAAGTAAGAAAGATGGTAACTGCTATAACAGGTCTTGATCATCTAGAGGGAGAAACTGTATATGCTCAAGTAGACGGATATATTCCTTCAACAGAAACTTATCTTGTATCTGGTGGAGGTATTACTTTATCGGCTGCTGCCGCTGTAGTACACGTAGGACTTCGTTATGTTGGAACTATACAGCTATTGAAGTTATCAGATGGTAGTCCTACTGGAACTGGTCAATCAAGAATGCGTAGAATCTTTAAGGGTACTTTAAGATTAGATCGTACTCAAGGATTATCTATAGGTAGAGATGAAGATCAACTAGAAAGTTTAAGTTATGTCGACGAAACAGATGACGAAGCTTTATTTACAGGGGATATGGCTGAAGTATTTCAGACTACATGGAATAGAGAAGATGAGATATACATAAAACAAACTAAACCATTACCGGCGAATATTCTGGCAATTATACTTAGAAGCGCCGTGGAAGAGGGGTAATATGTCATTTACTTATATAGCAGTAGCAGGAATAGGATTAACGGCTATAGGACAATATACAGCTGGACAAGAAGCTAAGATACAAGCAGAATACAATGCTAGAATTGACGAACAGAATGTGGAACTTATATTAGCTGGCGTAGAAAGAGAAACAAAAATAGTAAAAGAAAATGCAGCACTCAATGAATATCGACAAAGAAAAAATTTAGCAACTACAACAGGAGAACAAGTCAGTGCATTTGCGGCCAGTGGTGTAGCCGTAGAAACTGGAAGTCCTGTAGATGTAATTGCCGATTCAATATCTAACGCGGAACTTGAAATTGCTATAGGACAATTTAATGCAAAAAATCAAATAGCTATTGCTAAATATAATGCGGATATAGCAGCAAGTAGTAAAAGATCAAGTGCAGTAATAACCAGATTAACTGGTAGAGCTATGGCTACTTCTGCTACTTTACAAGCAGGTGGAACATTGTTAAGTTCTGCACAATTCTTAAAACCTAAAGCAGCTGTAACTAAACCAGCTCCGCAGCCGCCAAAAGAAACGATAGGATAGGTGAATAATGGCTAGAATACCCGTAATAAGACCAGGCTCAGCGCAATTAGTAAGTCCTCAAGTATCAACTCAATCGCCACAAGCTAAACAAGGAAGACCTATAGGTATAAGTGGTGGCCTAAAGTCGCTTGGTGGAACTATAGCACAAACCGCTAATGTACTTTATAAGAAACTAGACGACTCTAGAAGGTTTACTGAAAACTCAAGAGCTGATCTTTATAAAACAGATTATATGGCTCAATTAAGATTATCAGAAAGTCAGAAACGTAATGCGGATGGAACACCTTTAACTGATTTAGATTTATCAGATTTTCAAGAGGGATTAAATAGAGGTAGAGAAAATCTTACAACTATTTATACAGATAGTACTGATTTAGTTGTAGCTCAAGCTAATTGGGATAAAGATAGTATAGTTTTAACTAATGACGTAATAAAAGAACGCTACAAAAATATGGCCGTTGTTGGTGATGTAAATACAAGAAGTGCCTTACAAAAGAAGTCAGAATTTTTTGATGGCTCTAAAGAAGCTATTAAAGGAATAAAAGATTTAACCGCAGAAGCAGTAGCAAGTAATATATGGGATACCAAAAAAGCTTATGATGAAGAACAGAAAGCATTAAAGCTAGGTAACCAGAATTGGTTTAGACGTACTGCTAAGATAGACCGAGATAAAGCAAAGCAAATGTTAGAAAATGGAGAATTTGGGTTTGACCAAAAAGAAACTGATACAGCATTATCTACTTTGAACCATTATAAAAATTTAGAAGATAAAGACGTAATGTTGAATAAAGTAAATGGTAGATATGATTTAGTAGAAGCTATAGCAACCGGCCAAGAATCTCTTTATGAACTAAGTCCAGAGGCACAAGAGTTAATTAACAGCGACGATGTTCTTGCAGAAGCTGTAAGTAAAGCCACAAGGTCTAGAACTGGCTATTACGCTGACACAGCAAACGAGGGTATTGTAAAAGTATTTAAGGAAGCCAGCAAAGCAGAGACTAGAGATTCTTTAAGTAGAATTGCAGCAAGTGCTATATATAGGAATAAAAATATTAGCGCTGATAAGTTAGGTGCTATATTATTTTATGCTAGAAAGAAATCAGTTAATCTTCAGTTATCAGAAAAGCTAGTTGGCCCAATAGGTGACGAAACTACAGAAGCTGAAATTTATCAGAAACAAGTAGACTATGGAATCAATGCAATAGCACGTTGGGCCAGGGATGGGTCTGTTACTGAAGATCAACATGGTTTTGTAATATCGGAATATATGAAAGGTTTAGAGAAAAACGAAACTCCTCTAAATGCTTATAAGAGAGTAACTAACGAAGCAAATCTAAAACTTAATCCTAGAATGGCAAACTACCCCAAAGAAGGACAAATGTTAATAGATAAAAATGGTAATATGAAAATTGGTTTTCCTACAGGCGAATTAAAAGATGTAGAAAACAAAGCAATAAAAAAACCTAAGCAAGAAACAAAAGAAGAACTTGGAGATTTTACCTTTAAGGAGTTAAAAGGAAAATAATGGGTTTTAATCTAAAAACAGCTCAACCGGTAGTAGAACGAACAGGTGGTATTATCGAACCATCTGAGACTATCGATTTGGCTACGGCAGAACCAGTATATGAGGGTGAGCTAGTAGAAAAGCCAGTAAAACCTACAGTCTTACAAACTGCTGTAAAAACTACTATGGATATGTTATATAATATGCCGATACTTGGTGCATTTTCTCCAAGACAAATAGAAACTGCAAACTTTCTTGTTGGGCCTAATGCAGAACGAGCTGCATCGTTTAAGTGGGTTGCTATGGGTATGCCAAAAGATTTAGAAAGTATAGAGAAAGCTGAAAGTTCTAGTTGGGCAGATTTAATTTATAAGAGTTCTTGGTCAGAAGATATGCGAACTGCTATAGGAGAAACTTTAGATGCTGGATTAAGATCTATTCTAGTTGGTGCTAATCCTGCTTTGCAACCATTTTTGGATAAGTTAAAAGTACCAGAGGGAATAAATAAAGAAACATTAAAGAATCTACCAATAGAACTAGCTGAAAGTTTAACTGAATTTGTTACTGATCCTACAGCTTTGCTAATCGCGTGGACAATAGGAGCAGGATTCAAAAAGATACCTGCAGCATTAACACGACTAAGATCTACGAATCCAGATTTGTATAATCTACTCACAAAAGAAATAGGTGGCAATAAAGTAAAACTTAATCAAGCATTTAAGACTCTAGGTATAGATCCTAAAAGTTCTGAAACTCAAATCAAGAAACAATATAGGAAATTATCTTTAGAACAACACCCAGATAGAGGCGGAGATCCAGTTAAGTTTGGTCAGACTACAGAAGCATATAAGCTAATAAAAATTACTAGAGAATCTATATACAAGCACGTAGGTAGATTATATAAAAACTCTAAGCTAGGAAGTCAACGAGGTGTATTTATAGGAAAAGATTTAATTAAGAAATATAATCTTACACCTAAACAAGTATCGGCTATTGAGAGTGGTAATTTACAAGGATTATCTAAACAACTTATAGGAGAATTAACCGTTCTTGGTATTACTCCTACAAAAGTACCTAAAGAAACTATAGTAAAACCAGAACCTAAAGAACGTGGCTTTGTATCAACAGTAAAGGGAGCATTACCATCTATAAAAGTAGCAGGACAATATATCCCAAGAGAAACAGATGCTCTTGCTATAAAGGCGAAGAATTTAATTAAAGACAATTTAACTACAGCTCAAAAAATGGCAGCTACAGGAACTGATGACGCTTCTATAGCAGTAGGTGCCGAGCTATTAAAGAAGTATGCAAAAGACGCAGAAGGCGTAACCGACGAAACGATTAAAGATGCCGTATATGAGAAAGCTGCAGAATTAGCCCATTCAATGGCGCATAGATTAACTGAACTAGGTAGGTCAGTTCAAGCGGCCTCTATTGTAGCTAGACTTACACCAGAAGGACAGATAAGATTCGCAGCTAAGGGTATACAAAAATATAACGAACAAATAGAAAAGACAAAAGGTGGTGCTCTTGGTTTAAGAAAGAAAATACCAGAATTAACTCCAGCGCAGACAAAAGAAATTATTACTAGAATGAATGCTATAGAAAAGATGCCCGCAGGTGAAGAAAAAGGAATACAGTTTAAGAAGCTGCAAGACTATATTACGGATCTTGTACCTACGCCTTTGATAGAAAAAATAATTACTGTATGGAAAGCAGGACTTTTAACTGGAATTAAAACTAGCGGCTTAAATATATTCTCAAATATAGCCCATGCAATATCAGAAACTATTAAAGACTTTCCAGCTACAGTTATAGATATTATAGCCTCTGTGGGAACCGGTAAAAGGTCAGTGGCTTTTACTATTAAAGGAATATTCAAAGGTACTAAAGAGGGTGCGGATAAAGGTTGGCGATTCTTAAAAACAGGATACGATGAAAGAAATGTATTGTCTAAATATGATTATAAGCGTGTTAATATGGGTTCGAGTAAATTTGCAAAGGGTTTGCAAAAGTATGAAGAAACTATCTTTAATATATTGGGAACTGAAGACCAACCTTTTTATTATGGCGCTAAAATGCGCTCACTATATGAACAAGCGAAAGTAGCCGCGATTAATAAAGGCCTAAAAGGTAAAGAAGCTCAAGACTTTATTGATAATCTAGTAATGAATCCTACAGAAGAAATGGCTTTATATTCTATAGAAGATGCTAAGATCGCAGTATATCAGAATGAAACTGCACTTGGTAATTTAGCTAAGAAATTCCAGAACTTAGGCCCTGGTGCTCACCTTATATTACCGTTTGGAAGAACACCATCAGCTGTAGCTACGCAGATTCTAAACTATACTCCAGTTGGAGTATTTAAGACTTTATTCAAGAATATGGGTAAAGGTAAGTTCGATCAAAGAGATTTTTCTAAGGGTATGGGTAGAGGTGCTATAGGAACTGCTATACTTGGCTTTGGCGCATACTTATATAAGAAAGGTATGGTAAGTTTAGATAGACCTAAAACTGAAGCAGAACGGCGTTTATGGCATCTTGAAGGTAAAAAACCTAATTCTATAAAAGTAGGTGGCAAGTGGCGTACTGTACAAACCTTTGGGCCGTTAGGTAATGTTATTTTAATAGGTGGGCATTTTGCTAAGGCATACGAAGATAAAGGAAGTATAGCAGGAGCTTTAGCACAAGGCACATTTGGTGGAATAAGGTCATTTACAGAACAGACTTTCTTGCAAAGTGTAAATAGATTTCTAAATGCTATAGACGATCCAAAAAGAAGTGCCGGTAATTTTGTAAGTAGTTTTGTATCTTCTGTAGTACCTACAATAGTAAAAGATGTTGCTGTATCTACTGACCCAAAAATAAGAGTGGCGCAAGGATTAACGCAAAGACTTATTTCTAGGATTCCTATATTAAGAAAAGTACTCGAACCTAGAATAGATGTATTTGGTAGAGAAGTAGAAAGAACTACGCATTTTATTGAATCTATGGTTGACCCTACAAGGCCATCTAAGATAAAACATGACCCAGTTGTAGAAGAAATACGTAGATTAGTAAATAATGATAACAAAATTAAAACTACACAACTAGGTACTAAGTTTGGTTACAAATCATTGACACAACAAGAGAATACTAAACTGTGGAAAGAATCTGGAAGAGTTGCTTACGAAAGAATATTAGAATTTATGAGCGATGAGAATTACGAAGCAATACCGGATGATATTAAAACTAAAAGAATAAACAAGTTTATAACCGATGCTCAAAATACTGCTAGGATTGCTATTGCTATAGAAAAGACAGCTAAGTTAAAAGGCGAAGCATTGAAGAAAGTTCTAGCGCAAATGGTAGAAGATAAACTGTTAACGCAGACACTATATAGGAAGTATTTAAGTTTACGATAAAAAGGAGGGTAGCATGAAGAAGTTAGTAATTTGTTTGTTAGCACTGGTTTTCATAGCAAATCTGTCTTTTGCTAATCAGCTTCAGACAGAGGTAATAGAAACTGAAACTCTAACGGGTGTTTCCGATACGACTTCAGGAGACATTTATGTAGGTGATTCTAAAAGAGTAACATTTTTTATTACTTACGATCAAGACGGTACTACTGTTGGTATAACTACTACCATAACAGTAGCAATTTCAGCAGATGGAACAAACTGGCATGATGTTTCTTGGTTTGACGTAGCAGGTGGAGCAACAGCTCAAACTTCAGAAGAGCTTACTGATGATGCTACTTATGCTGGATGGTTGGATACAAAAATTACAGCTCCACATATTAGGATAAGAGCAACGTCAACTGGAGCTATAGGCGAGAATGCTGATATAACAGTAACTGTAGTTGAAGATAAGTAAGGGGGGTTTATGGAAGAATTACTAAGAGGTATTGAAGAATTACTAAGACTTCTTAAGGAAAAAGTTACTCAGTATAATAAACTAGAAAAAGAACGTACCGAAAAACTAGATTTGCGTACTGCAGAAGTTACTTCCAAAGAAGGAGAATTAGTAAAAAGAGAAAACGAAATAAAAGGTATAGAAAACGTAGTTGTTTTAAGAAAGAGAATTGACGAAGATATTAAAAAACTAGAATTAGACCAAAAAGCTCTTGCAAAGGCAAAGGATACTCATGCAGCAAATGTCCAAGCCGATAAAGAAGCTACGGAAACATCTAAGAAACAGACAGCTATTAACTTTAAGAAATCTGAAGATGCACTAAAGATGATTCAAGGTGAGTGGATTAGTCTTGATGCAGAAAAGAAAACTTGGAAAGCTAAGTTTATTGAGGAGATGAAACAGAAGTTTGGAGTAAGCTAAATGCCCGAAATAAATGACCATTTATTTCAATACCATAACAGAGGTGGTACCCTAGTTACTTGGTTTGCGATTAAACAAGAAGTAGCTGCCACCTCGTATTACCAGTATATGAATAGCACTGGGTATTGGTATATTATGAAGCAGGTAAGATCTACGAATACTACAACCTATACTTATACAACACCGGTAAATACAAGTGCCGCAACTGGTTGGACTGGTAGAGCAGCTCTTAGTTATAATAATCCAAATACAGCTTTTGCCGAGGGGTAAATGAAAAAACTATTATTAGCTGTAGTTTTCTTGTTTGCGATTAGTAGTATTGCTTTTGCTGGCGATGTTAATAATCCGCATACAGGCGAATTACAGCTAATGTTAGATGTAGCAGAGGAAGACGGTAGTCCTACAGTTTACACACCCATTACACTACTAGTACCTAATTCTACTCTTACCGATAATGGAGATCTAACCTGTACTCTTGATTATATAAACGAGACTGAGGGAGATACCATATATGCACGTCTAGATGCTGCTAATATGCCTTTTACTGGTGCTATTATAGTAACAACAGGTTCAGCAGGTATATCAACGATAGACGCAGGTCTTACGGTAAATGAAGCAGGTGGTAATACTGGCAACGATGACTTTCGAGTAGAAACTAATAATCAAGCTTATGCTTTTGTAGTAGACGCAAGTGCTGATAATATATATGTTAATGTCGATTTCTTGGCAGGTGCAGCTTCTTCTGGAATATTAACTATCGGTGGGGTTGGCGGGGCAAATAATGAAAATCTTACACTCGATTTTGAAACTGACCCTGATGATGTTTTAATAAATTCTACCACAGGTGCAGGGTTAAAAATAGAAGTCCTCTGCAAGTGGACAGCCTCACCTTATTTATTTGATGATGTTATTTTCCTCGTAGGTACAGGACAAGACGCAGCTTGGGCTTGGGAAACTACGGGTAATGATAACTGGCAATTTGGAACTAATGTAGGAACAGCAGACGGCTCTGGATATTTCTCATTTATGCAAAAAGCTGATATGGGTAATGCTAATCGTTCTCCTTCCGGTACAAGTGCTAACCCTGTAGTGCGTGGATATTCCGCAGATGAAACAGTAGCAGCAGATTATTGGGAATTAACTCATAATCAAACAGATGCTTTATTCAATGTAGGAGCAGGTGACTTAATCATTAGCACCGCCGGTGAAGATGTCAAAATAAAAGCAACAACGACTTCAACTTTAACATTGTATAGTGAGAAAGTTGATGGATTTTCTGGAAACCAAGTCTTAGGAGCAATAGATTTCTATTCTGATGACAGCTCTAGCACTCCCGCAAGCATAGATTGGGTAACTGACTTTGGCGGAGGACACGACGGAGTAAGAGGTGCGTTATGGTTTTATACTGGTACAGGAACTGGTACAGTCCAGATGAAACTAACCTC